AACTACAGGTAACACCGTATATAATTTATTGCTAATTTGTTCCATATTCAAAGTTTATTTTATATTTATTAAAGTCATTTATTAGTCGAAGTTTCGGCTTGTTTATACGCAACAAACCATATACAATCCGTTGTAAACCATTTAAGAAAGTGTATTTTCTATTTTTGTACGCAAATGGTCAATGTCTTTTTTAAATAATATATCGCAATTCCAAGGGAAGTAACCGTTCATAAAATCGCCTCCATAAATAAAAACGCTAAATCCATAAGTTTCGGTGTATATCTCAATGTAGTTGCCTAATTCATTAGTAAAACTTTTTTTAATTCCAAGGCGTTTATTATTTACTACGTCTTGTCCTTTAGAGGTAAAACCATTTGCTAATATTGCTTTGTAAATGTCTTGTATCATATCTATTAATTTAGTGCCTTAAACGGTGTACAACACCATATATAAAAAAGGCGGTTTATGTCCTTGAACTGTAACTTCGTCTTTAAACTTTGGTAATTTCCTAACCCAAAGTAAGGCTTTTACACTCCGCCAATTTCATATACAACACATTATCTACAATTATTATTTTAAATTTTTGCCAACGTCAGTTACTAAATAACTTTTATTAGCGTCTATTGGTGTTCCTACTTCTTTTATTTCTCTCCAATTCATAATGTCTTATTTATCATTCATTAAACACCTCAGAGGTCTTTAGTGCATTGTTTATGCTACGTTATTACTCAACTCTATCTTCAAAGTAACAAACCCATTCATCTACTGTATTATCTTCCTCATCAATTGGATAGAGTCCTACAGGTATACTATTCCAGCAACTGATATTATACCAACCAGAACTATTGGGGCTTACAGAATAAGTCTTACCGAGGTAATCAAAAGGTGCAAGAGTAAACCTAATTGAGGCTTCGTTTATCTTCACACAAACATACAACCTTTTATTGGATTGCACAAACAGCCCTTTGAATTCGTCTACTTAGAAAGATTCAAGTAATGACTATTATAGAAAAGGTAAAAGCCCTCTTGAGCAAGTACGACATAGACCCTAAGTCGTTACTTGAAGAGGCAACGAAAATGGAAGAGGCAAAGCTAAAGACAGGCGAAACCATCCAAACTGAAGGTGATTGGGCAGTAGGTGTTTCTGCTGTACTCGTTACAGAAGATGGTACAACGCCATTACCAGAAGGCTCTTACGTACTTGAAGACGGTACGGCTTTCGAGGTAGACGCTGAAGGGATTGTTCTAGTATGGGGCGAAGCTAAGGAAGAAGAAGAGATGTCAGCACCACTCACTGAGGAGAAAGTGGCGGATATGATTAAATCTGCAATCTCTGTAATGACAGATGAGTTCGCCAAGGTTCAATCAGAAGATAAGGAGACTGCAACAGAGAAGAAACTAAACGCTTTGAGTAAAGACATGGAGACATTGCTTGCAAAGCCTACTGAGTTTTCTTCTAAGAAGCCAGTCAAGACTGTCACTCAAAAGGAATTTAAGAACATGAGTCCACAAGAGAGAGTGTACCATGTGTTCAATTCAAAAAAGAAATAAACCCTCCCGTTAAAGGGAATTAAATAGACACAAAATGTCAGATATTACAATTACTAGTTCAACTTACGCGGGGGAGAACGCCTTAGAATACATTTCCGCAGCACTTACCACAGCCGATTCACTTGCGAATGGTTATGTGACTATCATGGAGAACGTAAAATTTAAGCAAGTGCTTAACGTGTTTTCAAATGATGGTGCATTGATTCAGGATTTCGGATGTGACTGGGTAACAGCAGGACAGTTAACACTTGCTGAGCGAGTTCTTACCGTTACTGAGTTAATGGTTAACCTAGAGTTCTGTAAAGAGCAGTTCCGTTCTTCATGGCAAGCACTACAGACAGGAAGAGGTTTCATCAACGATGAGTTACCTTCCTCTATTGAGTCTTTCATCTTGCTTTATGTAGCTGGAATCATTCAAGAGGCTATCGAGTATAACCTATGGCAAGGTAACTATGATGCTTCTGGAACTACATACCCTTATGAAGATTTTAACGGTGTATGTCAAATCCTAGAGGCAGATGCTGGAACTATCGACGTTGACCTAATGGCAATCGATGGTACTACACCAGCCACAGCTTTCACATCAGGCGCACAGGTTGTAACAAACCTAAACCTTGTGATGAATGCGATGACTACACCAATCAGAAACAAAGACCGTTTCCGTTTCTTCGTATCTCGTAAGACTCAAGACTTCTACCTTCAGCGTTTGTCTGAACTAGGAACTGATTATAAGTACTTCTCAAACGATGGTTCTTCTAAGTTCCTTTACAACGGGTACGAAGTAGTAGCCCCTGCTGGTTTCCCAGATGACACGATTCTTTATGCAGAGTCTGCTAACTTGTTCTTTGGAACAGACGTAGTAGGTGACTTCAACCAAGCGGTTGTAATTGACCGCACACAGATTGACGGCTCAGACAACGTTCGTGTTGCTTTCCGATTTACTGGTGGAGTTCAAGTAGGTGTTACTGCTAACTGTATCATGTGCTTCCCAGACGCAGCGGTATAATTAACTGATTAATAAAAAGGAGGTAAGGGGCTTCGGCTTCTTACTTCCTACTTAATACAACAACGATATGGCTTGTGATTATAGTACAGGGGTTGGGTTGGGTTGTAAAGATGTTATTGGAGGAATTAAATCTCTGTATTTTTTTACAGATGGAACTTCACCTTATACCCTTACAGCCGCAGACGTAACCTTTACAGCATCAACTACCCAAGAGATTGAGGACATTGATACAGCTGTTACAGTTTATAAGTGGGATTTACCACGTAATACGGCAACCTTTTCAGAGGCTCTTGAGAGTTCAGATGAGAATGGTAGCCTAATGTACGCACCTACTCTAGTTATTACCTTGCATGGTTTGCAGTATGAGATACAAGACCTCTTGCACACAGTAGCAAAGAACTACCAGAGCGTAGGTGTTTTGACGAACAGAGGTAATGTATTCATTGCAGGCTTCGAGAGAGGACTAGGAGCAAGTGCAGGAGATACAGCAATAGGAGCAGGTTTAGGTGACGGTCAGAACATGACTCTTACTTTATCTTCTCAATGTGCTACACCTGTTAAGATGCTTCCAACTCCAACAGCAGGAGCAAGTGGATACCCTTTTGACGGACTGGCAACAGTAGCAAACGTAACAATTAGCGCAACGCAGATTACTCCAGCGTAGTGAGTTTACATATTTCTAACATGAAAGGGGTGGGGTTATTCCTACCCCTTTTTTCTTTCTTCTATGATGGTGTAAATAGCGTAACCGCTACCGAAAACAATACATAATAAAATAAACACTGGAAGAAAGTAGTAATATTTACCTGACAAATACGCTACCGTCGTTAGTAATGACATAAAAGCACAACCATAAAGAGCAATAGAAATAAACTTTTTCATGTGTTTCGTTTAATGCGAAGATATAAAAATTATGATACACCTACAACCAAACACTGCCAACAACGTTGTATATTTGACCCTATACGAAAAGAAAAAGGATTTTGCAACCTTTACTAACTATTTATTTAAGTTGGTACACCAGACTTCTTTTAAAAAATACTTTTTTGTTGCGACGGTCAATGTAGACAATGAGCGTTATACTAAGATTACTGTCTCCACAGATGGAGCAGACACCAATAACCTACTGATGGAGGAGAACGGATATATGTATTACTACGTATACGGTCAAAACTCAGAGACTAACTTAGACCCACTCAACGCAGCCGTAATAGGAGAGATTGAAGTAGGGGTTGTTTCTGTTCCTTCTGGAGATACTTACTTTACACCTAACACAGCAGTAATAAACGATACCGTATACTATGGATAAGACACTAGATAAATTCTCCTTCGCCTCTTATACGGAAAAGGACAACTCAGAAAGGATAGACCGTAAAGGCTTTGTATCATACGGTAAGGACAATGATTTCCCACAGTATTTGGAGAATCTTTACATGACCTCTCCTACTCATCATGCTCTAGTTGATTCTATTGCTTACATGATAGCAGGAAAAGACATAGAGGTAGATGGTTTGCAGGCTAAGTTAGCAGTTGCTAAGTTCCGTCTAAACGATTTGAAAGGCTACCTATCCTTTGATTTAAAACTACATGGTGCTTATGCTATTGAGGTTATTAAAGATAAGAAAGGAGATGTCAGTTCTTTTGAGCATTTACCAATGTGTAATCTCAGACCTTCTGAGGTAGATGATGAGGGTGTAGTGAATCATTGGTACTACTGCGAGGACTGGACGGATAGAAAGTTGTTAACCTTCGCTCTTGAGAATCCAATAGAGGCATTAGATGAGAGTTTAAAGCAGACTAAATGTATCATTGTTGTAAAGACACCTACTCCAAACGGTAACTACTTCAGTAAGCCTGACTATATCGGAGCAAGGAACTACATAGAACTAGAAAAAGAGATTTCCACCTTCCACGTTAACAATATTAAGAACGGTTTATTCCCTTCTGCTTTCCTTATCTGGAAGAATGGTATACCAACTGAGGAAGAACGTAGAAGACACAGTTCTGATATGGAACGTGATTTATCAGGTGCTCAAAACGCTGGTAAGATTGTGAA